GAAAAATTATTAGTATTCAAACAGCAAGAGGAGATAAGCCTATATTTCATACATTGATTGTGAGGCCACAGTAATGGCAACTAGAGGACAAGAACTCAAAAAAATGAGTCGTGCTTTATTAGAACAAGTAAATGAAGCAGCTAGAGAAGCAACTGTAAGGGTAATGAATGATTTAGCAGAAAGAGGGCCAGAGTGGTCTGGAGATTTTAAGAATAGTTGGATGGCTATTCCTGCTGGAAAAGGTGCTTCTGGTTCTACTGGTGGTGAATATCCTTATACGATTGATGACGTTCCAAAATTATCAACCAACCTTGCTGAAATGAGAAGAGTAACGAAGTTTAGAGTTGAAAATAGACAACCTTATGCACCATACGCTTTAGATCTAGAGGAAGGTGTATTTAGAGGAGATAAAAAAGGTAACTTCCCTATTGGAAAAGTAGTAGCAACAGGTAGCAGACCTAGCCCTGGGAAAAGAGGTAATGTAACTGGTGGAGAAGGAGAAGCTACAAGTACAGCAGAAAAAGATTGGTATAGAACTTATTTAAAAGGTGGTGCAATGAAAAAAGCTATTGTTGAAGGTGTTAGGGCTGGACTTACGAAATGAATTATCAATCTATTCGAGCACAAGTAGAAAACCCATTATTAACTGCTTTTGGAGCGTTAGATCCTGCGGTTCCTGTGTTTTTTGACAATATTACGGCTGCACCAGCCAATAGTACGACTGAATATGTAAGGGTAAATGTAACTTTTGGAATAACGAATGAACCCACGTTAAGTTCTAGTGTTGATAACGCTCAAGGAGCAGTAATTATTAGGATTTTTACTGAAAAAGGAAAAGGGCCAGCAAGGAATCAAGTCTTAGTAAATACTGCTGTTGATGTTTTAGAAACTTTGAATAATGGGACAAAAGGCACGACAGGCACTTATTTTAGAGTAGGTGTAATAGAAGGCCCAAGTTTTTCTACAACAGAAGATTCACCTTTGTTTATGAGTACGATTGACACTTCATTTGTCGCAACAGTTTTAAGTTAAGTAATAACACGCTAATCTATAGATAAATTTACAAGCAGCCTCATGGCCGTTACATGTTTATCTGGCACATCAGGTGCTCTCTATTACAAACCAGCAGGAACAACAGGAACTTTTGGTACTGGTGATGTAACCATTGGTACTGAAACAATGGTTGTTGAAACTTATTTGAATCTTAAAGCTGGAGATCCAGTCAAGTTTAGTATAATTGATTCTTCTACAGGTGGATCAGGATCAGGGACTTTACCTGCTGGATTAAGTGCTGGTACAACTTATTACGTTATTACTTACACAGCAGCAACAGGAGCATTAATTGTATCTGCATCTGCTGGTGGTTCTGCTGTAAACCTAACTGACGTTGGAACAGCAGCAGCTCCTAATGAGTTTCAAGTTGCTTATGCTGCATTTGAAAATGTCAGTCAAGTCAGTGAGTGGTCTTTTGAAATTGAAAGAGCTGAAATTGATGTAACTACAATTGGTGGTGATCCTGGTCAGTACGTTCCATTTAGAAAGTACATTGCTGGCTTTGGCGATGGTTCAGGTAGTGCAACTGCTTACATGACAAACGAAGATGCTTCTCTTTCTAACCGCATGATTGAAGATGTTCTTCAGCGTCAACAGGTTGGTGCAGCATTTAAGCTTTACACAGATCGTGTATTTAGTGGTGGTTCAGTTAGCGACACTCTTAGTCGTTCAATTAGTTTTGACGCGACATTAACTTCTGCTTCTTTAGGTGTTACTCCTGACGATGCACAAGCAGTAACAGTTAACTTCCGTCCTGCTGGCGTTCCAACATTTGACTTTAGCCGTTCATAATAGTTACGGAATCGGAATGTTCCATAAGCCCTGCTCTTTTGCAGGGTTTTTTATTGTTTATTACGCTAGAATAATTTCATATAATTTTTTACTATGTCAACAAGTTCTAGATCTGCAAGATCAACATTACGAGCAATAGATCGTTTAAAGAAAGCAGCAAATTTAGAAGCTACAAAAAAAGAAGTAGAACTTTCTGATGGATCTATTTTTGAGATGTGGGTCGCACCATTAACGATGGCAGAAAGAGAAAGAGCACAAAGAGGAGCTAAAAATGATGATGCAAATGAGTTTGCTTTAAGACTGTTAATTTCTAAAGCACAAGACGAAAATGGAACAAGATTATTTCAAGCAGGAGAGATAGATGTTTTAAAAAATGAAGTAAAGGATTCTGATTTACAGAAGTTAATGTTGGCAGTTTTAACAGATGACGAGGATGCTTTAGACCCAAAAGACTAAGCGAAGAGATAAGAAAAGATAATTTATTAATGCTTCAGTTTGGGATAGCTAAAGAGCTAGGTAAATCTTTAACTGAAATACGGCAAATGACGGTAGAGGAGATTATTGGATGGTCAGCTTATTTTCAAGTGTTAAACGAAGATCAAGAGAAAGAAATGCAAAAAGCTCGAAGACGTAGGTAATATGGAATGAGTTAGGGAAAAAGTTGTGGCATCGGCTCAAGCCCAAATAGAAGTTGTTGTAAAGAATCTCAATTCTCTAAGTAAGTTAGATAAAACATTAAGCAAGCTAAATAAAACTAATCAAGAATTAATTCGTGGAGTAGATGGCTTAACTAGAAGTATTGATAAACTTGCAAAAATACAAGGATTTACTGATATTGCTCAAGATGCTAAAGGTGCAGGAAAAGAAATTGATGCTGTAGGTAAAAAGTTAAGAGGTCTTGATCGTTTATTAGCACAAGATAAACAGGCAAAAACAGCCTTGAATAAAAGAGTAAGAGAAGGACTTGAAAAAGATTTTTTCTTCAAAAGAGAAAGAGCTATTGCAAGAACTGTTCAAACAGGGATTAAAAGAGCGTCAGCAGATGTAAATGCAGTTTTTGAGGCTTTTCAAAAAGGAAAAGCTAGTGCTTTAGAATTTTTTACTGTTTTAGGTGCTTTACCTGGAAAATTAAAATTAATTAGTAAAAATGCAAGAGAAGTACAAGAAGCTATTTCTTTTAAAAGTAAAGGCATAGATATTGCTATATCAAGGCAAAGTTTAGCCTCATTGCAAGAAACTCTTGCTAGTGTCAAAAATACAAATAAAGAATTATCTATTGATAATAAAAATTATAGAGATAGTGTCAGAGATGTTTTATTTGCAGAAAAAGAAGTTAATAAAGAATTACTTGATAGGAAACGTATTGTAGAAGGTTTAACTACAAAACAACGAGCTTTTAGAGAAAAAATAAATAGAACAATTATTGAAGCAAGACAAAGAAAAGCTTCTGGTGCTTTTACTGGTGGATTTGCTGAATTTAGTAAAAGAGCAGACAAAATTAAAGCAATTGCTGATGCTAAACGAGCTAATACTATAGAGTTTCAAATTTTAAATACAAGAAAAATTGCAAGAAAAGCAGCTTTAAGAGCAGGTGCTTTAAGAGAAGTTCAACGAACTAAAGGTTTAGATATTGAACAACGAATCAATAGGGTTCTAGAAAAAAGAGTAGGCATCATGAGCAGGATAGGCATAGGAAAAGGTGCTAATCCTCAAGGAATGTTTGCAAGCAGAGGAGGTCTTGGTGGTCGTATTAGAGGAGCAGGTAGTAGTGCTTTAATTGGTGGGGCGTTTCCTGCTTTGTTTGGGCAAGGAGGAGCTGCTTCTATTGGTGGTGGTTTAGGTGGTGCTCTTGGTGGTGCGTTAGGAGGTGGATTAGGATTTGGATTATCTCTTGTTGGTACAGTTGTTGGACAAAAAGTACAAGAAGCTAAAGATTTTCAAAAAGAAATTGATAAATTAAATATTTCTATTGAAGCAACTGGTGGTGTTTCTAAATTCGCAGCAAAAGATATTAAAGAGTTAGCACAAAACTTTGGTATTACAAAGGAAGAAGCATTACAAGCTGCTGGAGCATTTGCTCAATTTGATGCTGTCTCAAGAATAGCTTTAACAAAAACTTTTGGAAATCAGCAAACTTTTGATACATTAGCTGCATTAAAAGATAACAAATCAACATTAGAAGGAATTAAAACTTTATCGACAACCATAGGAATTGAAAAAGCAAAAGAAACGTTAGAAGTTCTTAAACAAAAAGGAGCTTATGAAGCTCAATTAACACTTGTAAAAGAAATCTCAGCAATAGAAAGATCTAAACAAATTGAGAATGCAAAAAAAATTACAACTGAAGATAGATTGGCTCAAGTAAAAGCAGGATTTGGAGTACTTGGTACTGTTGCTAAAGGAGGAAAAGTAGACCTTTTAGAAAAAAGTTTTGCAGAAATGAAAGCAGACGAAAGAGTGCAAAAATTAATAGATAGTTTTGCCGATTCAGATGAAAAAGCGAGAGAATTATTAAAAACAACAAAAGAACTTAATAAAGAATTTGAAAAAATTGCAAAATTAAAAGGGCCAGAAGATGAACTTGCAAAACTTTTAGATCCTGTAAATCAATTAATTAGTGCGGCAACAGCGATAGGAAACGCCTTTAGTAGTTCATTCCAAGGAATAATTACTGGATCAATGAGTGCTCAACAAGCATTAGCTAACTTCTTTAAACAAACAGCAGATAGTTTTGCAAAAATGGCAGCAGACATACTTGCAGCACAAATAAGAGCAAAAATTGTTGGTATGTTTGCTAATGCGTTTGCATCAAGTTTTAATCCTGCATCTGCTATTGGGCCTAATGCTGATATTTCTGGTGCAGCTTTAGATGCTGGAAGATCTTATTCTGATATGGATAAGATAATGAATGGAGGATTACAGACTGTTATTGGAGCAGAAGGAGGTTATTGGCCTGGAGGTTTAAAACCTTTTGCTTCAGGAGGTTATGCAACTAAACCAACTTTAGGACTTGTAGGAGAAGCTGGAGAAGACGAATACATAATTCCTGCATCAAAGATGGCTGCAAGTATGCAACGCTACTCAGCAGGTGCTAGAGGTGAAGCTGTAATCCCTGGCACTGGTTCGTCTTATGCAGGTGGCGGTGGTGGAGGATCTACTACTG